TTGAGTGACGCGCCTTGAAAGAACGCTGTCGAGCTTTTTCCTTTTCTGTCTTTGGGCTGCTTCCTGCACCCTGAACGCCCTGCTGCCCAAAACGAATCAACTTAACTCGATCGCCTTCTTTTGCAAGAACAGCGTGTGACTTCTCTGGATGACCTGGAGTGCGCTTTGGTTTGTTGTACCCAGCAAACTTTTCACCACGATACTCAATGCTCATCGTTTTACTCCTGCGGGCTTGAGTTGAGAGCGACGCTTGAGAACCATATTACCGGTTGACTCCGACTTGATCTTGATTAGTGGATCATCCTTTGTGCCCACTCTTGTAACTGTTCCGCCGCTTGGCCCTTTTATACTTGCGCGAACGCCTGCGCTACCTACAACGGTTCCGTATGTCGTAGCGCCCTGATAACGCCAGCTAACACGAGCGCCCTTTCGCATTGATCTGACCGCGACTGTTGACAGGATAGCAACAAAAAAAAGACCCCCGAAGGAGTCTTTTGGCTTCAACCACTCAGGCAGTTTATCACATACTGCTCATTGCGCGAGCAAGAACAGGATCAAGCTTGCCGGTCATACGTGCTTCATTTGCAAGGCGCTTTGCCTTGTCTGGATCTTTCTGAATAATTTCGGCAGCCTTGGTGACGTTCAGAGTATCCTTGCTAAAGGGATTATTGGCGTAAGTGGTGGTGGCGCCCCGAGTCGTGGTCATACCAGAACCGGTCGCCCCACTACCAGCAAAGTAAACAGAGAACTCTTCATCATCACGAAAGCGCGTCACTGCATCACGCAATGCAATCGGGTCGTGCTCGGGTCCGTACACAACAGTGCTTTCATCGTCAAGCAGCCTGAAATTCTCTTTCATCAACTTGAACAAATGAGACGGACGACGGCACTCGGCTTTTGCAAGCTCATCTGTCACCATCCGCTCCAGCTTGCTCTCGCGACGCTTTTCTCGCTCGGTGTTCCGCTCCTTTTCAAGGTCTTCATTGGCCTTGCGTAGGTCGCTGATCTCCTTCCGCAGGGAGGTGAACTGGGCCTTCACGGCCTCGTCCATGGCGTCCGAAGGCGTCTGCCCCTGCTGCGGAACAGAGGCCTGCTGCTGGGGCTCCTGGGCGGCAGCCTGGGAACGGAAGGTCTTGAACAGCTCGACGATCGCATCATCGTCAACCTCTTCATTCAGCTCGACGCCAGCCACTTTTAAAAAGCGATCGACGGCCTGCTTCTTTTTCAGGTCCTTGATCAACCCTTCATTTGTTGCCTTGAGCTTTGCCGTCTCGCTTTCAATCGTGTTCGTCTGCTTTTTGAGAGCCTCGATTACGGCAAGAGCCTCTTCAAGGCTTTCCGGTTGTTGAATCGTCACGCAAAGTCACGTCTTGACTCATGAAATACTAGCACCATCTTGTTCAGAAGTTTCAACGCCTGTTTCGGGAATCTCAAGATCGCGCCCCTCGCTGGCCGGCGTCCTGTTGTCAACAGGCACCTGGCCGGCGTTTACAACTTGACGCCCGACCGCACCAATGCCAAGCTGTTGTGCTGTTTCCGTGCCATTAAGACCCATATCCTCAAGCATTTGCCCGACGCTGAATTCGGGCAAGCCCTCAAACATCTCGCCGGCCTCAAGCATCTTGAGGAACATGCCAATCGTGAGGGCACCACTGTCTTTAAACAGGGAGCTAAGTGCCATGACTTGCTGCGAGTGCAACTTGACAGGAATGAAGTTTTTGCTAATTGATACGCGAACCTCTGGAATCGAGCGATAGGCAGAGGCATACAGCAAAGCGCGGTTCAGGGCATCTTCAAGAGATTGCACAAGAACAGCAAGCTGCGAATCGCTTTGAGACCTATCAAGCAGCTTTGCGAAGCCAGATTCCGCCTGCGTTTTGCCGGTCGTCATTGCAACAGCAGCAAGGCGCTCCATTGCAGACTCAATTCGACGCAAATTTTCAAGAGTTACTGACGCCCCTTCCATAGAGGCGGACATCAGATTAAATTTTGCGTCTGGATTTTGAGAAAAAAGCGCTCGCCCAGCGCCCGCAGCAATTTCATCATCGGGTCTAACGCCAGTTCCTGTAAGAATTGGCGAAGAAGTCAGGTGAATTGTCTCTGCAAGGTCAGCAGAAACACTCCAATGGTGCAAATTAAGACGAGCAATGTCAAAGAGAAGAGGCCGGCCACGGAAATAAGCCTCTTTCTTGCCGCCAAACACAGGAACGAATGGGATAAATCCAATTGACAGATAGGAGGTATCGTCAAGCGTGTACTTGTTGACGTTACCCGGAGCATTTGTTTTCGTGTAAAGGCGACAACGAACTCTTTGGCCAATAACAGCGGCTTCTGGGATGTCAGAAAATTCGGAAACGATGTTGTCAGCGTAATTTACGATGTCGTAAACACGAACAGCAGGGACAACTTCTTCAAAAAATTCGTTGGATTCGCTTTGGCGGCGAACTTCGGTCTTAACACGCAAGTAAGTCGGGAATGCGCCAAAAATATTCCGCGCCCCAACCTGCGCATTTACAACGTCATAGCGACATTCAAGCACCTGATCCATTGACATAAGGACCAGATACGGGCGTGGGTTGAGCTTTCGCTCATCAGCCGCACTGAGCCCAGGCGGAAGCTTGGGATATTCAACCCAAATCGCAGAAACACCACCATCAAGAGCCGCTGTAAACGCTTCTTTTGTAAAAGAAAGCAGCGAATGACCTTCTAGGTCAACGTCATCAAAAAAGTTGCCCCACTCGCCCGGAATGTTTTCTGGCAGGGAAACACCCTTGCGAAGCGCAGTGCCCGTTACAAGGTCACGAAGATGTGCATAATAGTTCTGAAAGCTGCTTTGTGCGCGTGTTTTGCGCACTTCATAGCTTTTTCCTTCTTCTAGGTAGTCCTTCGGCAGATACTCTTCAGAAGCTTCATACAGATGAAACTCGGGAAGAGTGCAATAGCGAATAGGTGCAAGCCTGCCCAGCTGCTCTGCCTGTTCAATCGAATATGCATCAACACCTACAACCTCTTCAAGCGCCTGCTCATACTCAGGATGACGACGCTCAAAAGGTGCTACAAAATCATCGCTTGAAGGAACCAGCGAATTCGGAACGATTGCCACCGTCTCTCAGGTCTTTTCGATAGCATAGCTCCCTGCTCAAAGATCAACGCCAACGCGGACGACTGAAATGTGCGGTTGCTCGTGGCATTGTTTGCCAAGCCAGATAACGGAAGGAATCGCCAGCGTGAGATAGGTCATTTCTTCCGCCTTTCAACGGCCTGTAGTTTTCGTCGTAACCCCAGTTCTCAAGACTTTGAACGGTGTCAGGGCAGGTGGTTGGATTAACAAAAATTCTGTTTGCGTGAATATGCAAGTTTGCATGTGCAATCGTCTCTGAAACAGGTGGATTTCGACTCTCGGCAACAACTTTGATGCCCGCGCCCCGCAGAATATCGTGATCACTCTCTGTTGAGCTTGTACTTGCATGGCTGCCGCTTGCATCTGGATAGCAAGTGATCATGCCATTTGCGAGCTGCCTTGGATACTTTTTCTTGATGTGCTCAACAAGGTCAAACGTTGTGCGGCAATTGTGTTCGGCAAAAATATGAATCGCTTGCCCAGCAGGCGAAGGACGAACTACTGCGTAGCAGGACTGACTATTTCCAATGTTGAAGTCGGCGCCAAAGACGATCATTTCGCCATCTTCTGGATGGAAGACACCAGTCGTATGTTTTTTGACATCAAACTCATAGAAGACAGTTGCTTGAGCAAGATTGACAAATTCACCATTTAGATATGCTTCAATGAGATTTGCTGGATATGTTGCACGCAGGTTTTCGATAAAGCCCGGATCAAGGTATGGATTGTCTGCCGTGCGTGCCTTGTAAAGAGCTTTTGTGTCAGAAGCCTCTCTGACAAACATGTTGTAAAGAGCCTTGTGTCCTTCTGGTGTAGAAGCAAATCCAAGCTGTGGACAGTTTCCAACACGAACACGACCCTGTAATTTAATAATCGCTGCTTCTGCAGTTTGCGTCGAAACTGTATCAATTTCGTCAACAATCATACTTGCAGCATTAACGCCGATAAGGCGGTTGTAGTTCTCAAATGAACGCAAAAGAACCTGTGTATCGCCCTTTGGTAGTTTTAGTGTAAATACAGGAAGTGGGCTGGTGCGGAACTCATACGGAATCCCATAGCGATCAAGGACATCCCTCCAGGCGGGAATTGCAACGTCCCTAAGAAGCGGAATAGTGGGCTCAAGGAATAAATGCGTGTAACCCTGACTGCGAAAACAGAGCAGCACTGATTTTGAAACTGCTGCGAAACTTTTTCCGCTACCAAAACCTCCACATAATG